GAACTGGCGCCGACAAGAGTTTTAATGTCTGAACCAACTCCGCCGCGCATCGGAATAAAATAGTCCTCTTCCAAAGAAAGTGGATTGTAGCGAAGGTCGACGCGTCCTGTTGTGGCATCAACGAGCTGGTTTCGTTTCATTTCAGTCTTGACCTTCTCCATGTATTGGGGTACGTCCTGTGGTGGGATATTACCTACATCAATTTGAAAGATTCGCCGTTCTGGGGCACGGACGACTCGGTAAGCAATCATTGCGTCTTCTAATAAGACAACTTGGCGCCAGATGCGACGGGCAGGGTCCAGGACAGATGTGCCATAAGGAGCATGCTTGTCATTCCCCAAAATACGGAAATGAGCAACCTGCCAGTTCTCGAAAGTCATGCCGGCGCCGTTCCACTGATACTGGACATAGTTTGGGTTCGTGGAGTCCTGACCCTCAAGTCTTTCGACTTCGTTATTAGGTAATCCAATAACGGATGTAATTCCCACTTTCTCATCAATATCTAAATACAGGAAGAAGTCGCCATACTTACACATAGATCTAGCCCAGCCAAATGCATTGAAATCCAAGTTCAGAACTTCATAGAATAATGAATTCAGAATTGTCTTTATCTCGAGATTCATACATTTAATATTTAGCAGTTTGTCATATTCATTAGAGGTAGTCATCTCGTCAGCATAAATATCGATAGCAGATGCTATCTCTGGCATGTACTCCATCTGTTCAAAATCTACATATCGCTCGGCTCTGTTCTGATTTCGGAATGCAGCGGATGTAAACAGATTATAGTTCTGGCCCATGTTATTGTCAGCGCGCTTGAACTCAGCGCCGCTCATCGAACGGAATCTATTACGATACTTGTCTAAATCATTACGCCTCTCCTGCCGTGCCTGTTGTGCGCGGAAGTTAACGATAGGCCCTGACAGCAAGCGAGTTAGTCGCTTGAATAATGGAGCTGCCGGGTTTCGTGTGTTGCGTGTGTTGTGGTTACTGTTAGCCATAATTTATCCTTTTAGCAAAGCGATGTATTGTTGATTGAAATCCTCTGCCTCTCCTGTCCGTTGGTTTTCTTTTGTAGTCTTGTGACCGGTCATTCCATTAATGGTGGTCGAAATTTCAGTTTTAGATGTAGATATAGAAGCTAAAAATTGTTTACTATATTCTATGTCCCTTTGACTCTCAACAATCACTGTATCTCTCACCCAGCATCCTATTGCGAACGACATAACCAAATCATCATTATAACTTCTCATCGCTTGCGGGCGGCCAGACTTCCAAATAAACGTTTTCATTTCCGAAAGTAAACGATTCGAGTTAATTTTAATTAGTTTATTTCTCATAAACTCTTCCATCTTTGCAACAATCAGTGGTCTCGTCTTTGATGAAGTTGTGAAGCCAGGGATCACGTTTGTCTGCCATTGTGCGCTTACTGGGTCGATGTACTGATGGTCACCTTTCGTAGAATGATATAAGTTAGGATACTCCTTATCCAGCAACTTTTTAAGTACTGCATATCCTATGTTATTGTTTTCTATCACTAACATGGGATTTCCGTACTCTCCGCAAACATTATATAAGATATCCGCGAAGTCGTCAGGTGTTGGCTTGCCAATGTATTCAGCCACAACTTCCATTGTTTCTAATTCAAATATATGAAAGGCGCTGTTATCTTTACCATCACCGCGTGCAACGTCTGCAACAATCAAGTGAGGCTTTTGAATATCATACTTTTTCCAGATCCAATAATTTCTATCAAATCCTGTACGGTATTCTGGCGCTGTCGTTCTCTCCAGATACCATTGGATATCATCTGGGTGGATTACTGTCTCGCCTGAAACATTGAAGTTACACTCTAGCTCTTGCGCGATCTGGCGCTTGGACATGTTCCTGGTTTCTTTTTCAAACCATTTTTTGTCACGGTCCGGGTGGGTGTCCCACATAAGAGTTGTCATATAGAAGTCGTTAGTGCCGGCTTCGGCTTCGACGCAGTTCTGATGGAACCAGTTGCCGACGCCATTAGGGGTCGACAGTGCGATACAACGGCCACCGGTTGAGAGTGTGGGATACAGGGCAGTCCACAGCTCTGCTAGCTTTTCAACGTGGGCAGCCTCATCAATTACCAATAGAGACAAAGCTTCAGAACGGCCGGCGTCACCAGAAGTCGAGGAGCCCTTGATCTGTGATCCGTTGGAAAGCTCGAATGAAGTACGGTTATCAACTTCAATATCCGAGATGCGCATCCAGTCGGGGAGGTTCTTGATTATTGCTTTTACTTTTCTAACTAGGTTGGTAGCTGTTTGCAATTTAGTCGCGACGACAAGTATGTTCTTGTCGCGGTGGAAAAGCATGAGCCATGCGATATAGGCCGCGGTGATTGTGGATATGCCCAGCTGGCGGGCCTTGAGAATTATATTGAATCGATAATCATTAAAATCTTTTAGAAGATCTTGCTGATAGTCATAGGCTTTGAAGGGAATAAGGCCGCGTTGGGGGTGAGAAATTCGGCAATAGCTTGTTGTAAAATAAACTGGGTCTTTGCCGGCTTTGACTATCTCCTTTAGAATCTCTTTCTTTGTTAGAGTATTCCCCATAACATTTCTTATTTACCTTTGCGAGTATCGTTCTTCGGGCGCTTGTTTTTAGGACCCAGTGCTAGCCAATCGCGAACAGCCTGATCCAGACGTTCCTCTGATGTTCCCTTGTTGACTTCTTCCATATCTGTGAGACCACCAATACGATAGTCACAATGAGCCTGAACATCAGTACGATAGTTGGAGATTCTCTGTACTAGAATATGAGCCTCACCCTGTTTTTTCAAAGTTAGGGTATCACCAGTGATGGCCTTGTACTCTTTCTTGAGAAACTTAACAATCTCAGCTAGGTGAGATTCAATGTCGTTCTCAAAGCCATTGTTCTGGACTTCTTTGATTCGTATCTCGGACTGGTAAGTTACGCGGAGAATGGGTCCATGAAATTTAACACCAAAACCGTCCATGACACGTCGATCATTAATATAGTGACCGTCTTGGCGCTTGAGACCGGCGTCACGGGCTTTACCGTCTGCCTGTAGCGACTCTTCGTGTGCGCCGTCCCACGCACCGTTTGCTGCTGCTTGATTGATTCCTTGAATGATTTCGTATACTGTTGCCATGTTATTCTTCCTTGTTAGGTCTCCAACCGGTCGACCATCTTTCTTCTCTTCCGCTAATGTAGCGCGCAAAACATTCGAAGCAAGCTTCAAATTTATTCATATACAAATCATCACGCGGACGAAAAGAATATTTTTTACAAACAGGACAAGTCCTATTTTGGTCTCTACTAAGTAGTTTTTGATTTATGAAAAATCCGTCTTGTTCAACATTGTCTTGGGTTTCGTCCTGTGCTCGAAACTTGCGTCGCTCTTCTTGAGATTGTGTAATATATTCTTTTTCTTTATCCGCGGACCAAAAACGGGCCGGGTTATTGATTGCTTCCTCGCCGTACTTCTGAGCTATGGCTTGTTCAAGCTTGGGGATATAATCTGAATCTTTTTTTGACATTTTTCTAGACCGTAGCATTTGAGACACGCAGCAGGCATGCCCAGTTTTCCGTCGTCATGGCGCCGCCGCTATGATAAAACTTTAGACTCAAGATATCTCCTGTGACAAAAGTAGTTGTGGGAGAAATTGAGGCGCTAGCCCCAAAGTTGCNTTGCCCGGGCCTGTGATCGCGACAGAGACTTGAGCGGTGTATACACCATTTTTATACACCCCGACGAGAGCGGTGCGCGGGTTCGGCCAGACCGTACAGGTTACTTGGAAGGAGATATCTAGGAGAGTGCCGTCTGCCGGCATTCGATACCCCTGGTCTGTGACCGAGAAGATCGGCATTGTTTGCAGAATTGTCGAGCCGGAGCCGGCATAGCCGAAAGGAAGCATTGAAGGCGCCTGCCATGTGGCAGAGAGCGTAGCAAAGAATTTCTTAAGAAACGCAATTAGACGACCTCTCGACGATACCTCAGGAATGCTCACTGCGTGGCGATGTCCGTTGACAGTGCAAAAATTCCCAACGAAGTAAGTGTTCCGATTCCAAAGCCAAGAGCGATCATAAACGGATCTTTCCCGGGCCTTTGCTTGATGACTAAATTAGTTAACCGATCATTCTCAGCGCTCTTTAAAATCATCATAGATTCATACTTATCTTTCCAGGAGGTAATCTCTATGTCTTTATAGTCCAGCTGCAGCTGATATTTTTCTTCCTGAATATGGAGTTCGTACCCAATTCGTAGGTCGCACTCAGCATCTTCAAATTTCTTCTCTATTATAATCTTGGCAGCTGCATCCAAGGATAGAAGAACCCCATCAAAAG